CATTGTCTAGCGTTGGATCGCTAGTCTTCGTCCCAAGGTAGCGATCATCAAAATTGTCATACGCAGACAATGTCGCATCTCTTGCAGACTCAGCAGCAGTCTGTGCATTGCTTGCGTTGGTGGCCGCTGTGGAGGCCGTAGACGCGCTGGAGGAGGCAGCGGTTGCATGGTACTTGGCAGAGTACTCGCCGCCAGCTACAGGGCCAGAGGTCTTCGTAGCCCAGTCATTGGCAAGAATGGCAGATGCCGCGGCATTGGTTTCGCTGACAGCCGCAGCCGCAGCGCTTGTCGCAGCAGCAGCAGCATTGACCACCAGGCTCCACTTGGCAACATCTGCGTTTGTGCTGATCGGTTGTGAACCTGTCGATGTATGCTCGACAAGACACTGGTAGATGTTGCTGTTGCTGGTGTCTTTCACCAGATCGCGCACATAGTAAACCGTCGATGTGGCCCAGTTGCCGCGGTTCGTTCCGATATGCTCATCAGCAATCGGGTTGCCATCAGCGTCGAATGCCAGCAGCTTGTAGGCGCGGGTGGCCTTGGCTGGCAGCGTCATGTCAATCGTGGTCGGATCGGTGACGGGAGCCTTGATCGCACGATCATTAGACTCTGCCACCTGCTGGATCAGAATCACCTCGCTGTCCAGTTCCTCGTTGATGGTGTTGGCAAACAGATCGCCACCAGTCGAGAAGTCAGTGGTGCGCTCTACTGCCCTGGCCCCGACAATTGTGATGTTGTCAGAGCCTGTTGCTGCGCTCACCAGAGTGACTGATCCAGTGCCATTGGCATTGATCGTCACCGTGTAGTTGGTGGTCAGTGTCAGCAGCACATCATTCTTGTACACGGCAATGTCCGTGTTCTCGATGATCTCAAAGCTGAACGCATACGGACCAACACCGGCAGAGCCAGTGTAGACAACGCGCCGCGTTACATTGCTGATTGGATAGTTTGCCATGTCAATTCCCTAAAAATTACTTGCCAAAAACTCTGGTAGTTTCTTGCTTCTTTTTGATAGCTGTCGCAAGGTCTTCAAACTCAAGGCGAATATCAGGCATGCCGACATCTACAGGAAGACCTTCTTTATCACCAATCATCCTGGCCTTGGCAAGGCTTCGATACCGCTCAACAACTTGAGAGATTATTTTTTGCTTGTCTCCAATAAGCAAAGGCTCTCCAGCGGCATCAGAGTCTGTTTCTGCTCGACGGACCTCAATGGGAATCCTTTGCTCAAGGTTCATGCCGTCATCAAGGATTTCCTGGCCGTACAGTTTCTTGAATCGGTTGTACTGGTCAGCAGAAAGCCGAACGCCATCCCAGACCTTGCTAGGCTCCGCTATGCCAAAGTTCAATTCGGCCAGCAGCGCGTCAGTCTCTGAGAACTTGCCCTCTGTCGCTTGAATGATTGGAGTCCAGTTGACCCAATAATCAAGTCCACGATTTTTGACCTTCACCTCACGGCCAAGGCTGTCCAGCAGCGGAAGCACATCCTTGGACAAGCCAGGGATGCGAGACATCACCTTCTGCCGCGCCTCGTAGAACGCACGGATGAATGGCGGCTGATCCATCACCGGAGACATGATGTTCGACTTTGTGGGGTCTGTCATGCGCTCAATGTGTCCCATTAGAGTGCTGTTTGACAGGCCAACGCCAGGTGTGCCGGTATAGACGAAGTTGGCGAACTGGCGCGATATGCCACCCATGATCTCCACCATCTTGTCACCAGTGTCAGTGCTGCGTGACCGAGCGATTGCCAGCAACTCGCCAACGCCCTGCATGAATGGCAGGTTGCCAATGTACTCGCCAACGCCAACCATGCCAGCCATCGCCATGTTGGTGAACTCGTCGCGCTCTGGGTGGCGGTCAAACTTGGCCGCATCAGCCATGTCAGCGCCCATTGCAAAAACCATCGATACAGGGTCAAACCTTGCAAATGACACATAGACCTTGTCCGGGCCAACGCCAACCTTGGTGATATTCTGAAGTGCGGCGATGTTTTTCTCGGAGATTTCCCCGCGGTCGAAGACCAGCGAATACGGTTGCCAGCCCAATGCTTCCAGCGCTTTTCTATCCTCTGTTTGTGACGGCCCTGATCCTGTGAGCCTGTTGTCCAGGGAAAGCCACGCCGCTCCGGTGACGGCGCTACCGCCCATAGCCAAGCGCGCAATGGCCGCATCGCGATGTCTGCCGCCCTGCTCCCACATGTTATAGAAGCGTGGACTCAGCATGTTCAATACAGGAATGTAGCTTGAGCCTTCTATAAACAGGTTAGTCACCGTCTTTGCAAACGGCACAAATATTTTAGCCGGAGCCAGGTTCAGAATCTGATTTGACCACCAGTATGTCTCGCCAAGCACACCCTGCTTGTCAATCTTTTCTTGCAGCGTAACCATGTTACGCATGCCTTCAATTGACTCTTGAATCTGCGCTGGACGCTCAGTCAAGAACTGAGTGACCTTTGCGTCAATCTCTATCCTTGCACCATCAGGCGTAAGGCCAGCAGCGACAAGCCTATCGTATTCGGTGTTTGCAAAGCGCCATGCCTCTTGATGCAGCTGATACCTTGCGACGATCGCTCCAACCAGTTCATCGCCAGCCTTCAGCCCACGGAATGAGATGTCATGCACAAGCCCGAGGCCGTCAATCGCCTTGCCAATGAATGAGTCGGTCAGATCAGGGGTGCGCCACACTTCCTTGCCAAACAGCCGCAGAGGCGTGTCTGACAGGTTTTCTGCTGACAGTGGATTGGCAACGGCCTTGCCTGAGTCTGTGAACTTAGAATCACCGCCTCGCCGCATGGCATCGACAGCAAGTTCCCAGCCGTCAAGGAATCCGTTCTTGACCCCCGTCAAACCAGCCAAGACATCAGACAAGTGATAGCGCTCTGCTTCCGCGCCAGGCACAAGCTGCCTTGCAAGGCCAAGGCCAGATGCAAGCGTCCGCTCTATCGGAGCCATCGCGCCAAACACCGCAGTGCCAACAATGTTGTAGGCATGCGTCACAGGATCATTGAGCAAGTTGCTCTGGTAAACATGAAACCAGACATCGCGCATTTTTGCGCCAAGGCCAGCCTCAAGCAGCCTGTTCTTGCCCGCGCGGTTCGGAGACTCAAGGTAGTCAACGGCCAACTGGTACAGCACGGAATCGGATTGCTGCGCGCCAAGTTCATCAAGCGCTTTCCTGGTAGCAGTTGCATCAAGCCCAGGTCCAGCGTCTTGAACGCGCTTGAACACATTCAGTGACCGAGCGACATCTGTCTGCATGCCTTTCAACTGCTTGACCAAGATGTCATGCTGGGCAAGGCGCATCCGCAAGTCCAACTTTCCTACATCGCTCAGAGTGCCAGTTGCCATCTTCTCCATCAGATCATCAAGCACCTTCGCGCTTTCATCATGCGCGAATACGGCTCCAGCAATCTGCTTTGCAAGCTGGCTGCTGCCAACGGTGACCTCCAGGCTTTCACCGGCCAGCGTCCTCTTGAGGAATGACTCAGGTACGCCAGCGTTGATCGCCTGCATGTAGATGCTACGCAGCGACATTGTCGGCTCTTGCTGCGCGGCCCTGGTTCCAGCTGCGTTGATGGTCGCGGCAAGCCCGTCATTGTCAGTCCACATGCTGGAGATCGGAACCTCTGGCGGTCTTGCCTGCGGCTCTCCTTCAGCGATTCTGGTGTCAATGTCCAGCATCCGCTCACGCTCTTGCACAACAGCGTTGACATCGGTGATGTCTACAGGCCGGGTCGGCTGAACAGTCACAGTCTTGGCCTGTGTGGCCGTAGGAGCAGCTGCTGCGGCTGGCGCTGCCGCAGGCGGGGCAATCGGATCAGGGCGGGTAATGACAGGCTCTTTCGCAGCCCGAGCGCCCTTTTTCGTCAGCGGGGCAAGAACTTTACCGATAGAGCCAACACCAGCAACCTGGATTGGCTCTTCTTGCGGATCATCTTGCGGTGCAGCAAGATTCTCCATGTCCGGCGTGTTCGGCATGGTGGTTGGAATCTTGTCCACATCCGCGCTGACAGTCATGCTGTCAAGGCGCTGTTCAATCGGTTGAATTGCCATCGTTATTGTCCAGAAGTGAGGGCGCGCTTTGCTGATCGCGCAGCAGATTTCGCCACTTTACCCGCTGCCGGTGACAGCGCTAAATTCAAAGGGTCAAGCGCCACATTGGCCGCAGTAGCCGCCAGCGGAGAGCCGGTCATTTCCAGCACCTTGTCACCAACCCACTCTGCCGGGATGCCGAGCAGCTGCAATGACTGTGCAAGCGCTTCAGCCTGCCTCTGGCCTTCTGGAGTCCTGGGGATGTAGGTGAACGCCTGCATCAGGTCTTCAATCGCTGCTACGGCCTTATTTGGGTCTTGCGTGGCAATCAGCTTGGCAATGCCGCCCAGACCAGCAGGCAATGCGCCAGCAAGCGCGCTGCCAACGGTCATGGTGGCTTCAGCCGCGGCTTCCCCAACTTTGGGCCGATCGGCCTGTTTTCCGAACATGGGAGACACGCCATAGCCAGCCGCGCCAGCATCGGTCATGGTTTGCGCCGGAGCCTCGGCCAGCAGCATAGGCTCTTGCTGAACAGCCGGATACTCGCGCTCCAGCATGCGGTTGATGTAGAGATCGTTGAAGTCCATTATTCAGCATCCCGCTGTTTCCGCAAAGTTTCTATTGATCTATAAGCTTCTTTAATTGCATTTGCTTCTTCTAATTGCAGGTTTAATTGCGTTCTACGACTCGCTATATCAGAAGGGTCTGTTTCTTCAGAAAATGTAACGCCAGTTCTTTTGCCATAACTTCTGTTAAGACCATCAAGCAGCGCATTGATCTGCGTTGTTTTTGCAGATGTCGTTCGTTCCTTGATGACTTCTGTAGCAAGAGATTTGCGAGAAGGCAAAGGGTTCTTGATCGGGTCTTCTCTGTTTCTTTCTAGCGCTTCGTTCCAACGCTTCTCAACTTTCATTGTCATTGCTGAATATGCCTCGGCAGACTTTTGAGAAATGTTGAATTGACCAGGTACGATCTTTGCCGCATTACGCAGAGTGCGATCAACATCACGCTCATCCTCATTGTTTCTAGCAATGAAGAATGGGAACATGCTATTTGAGATGGCCTTCATGCCAACGCCAAGTTCTTTTGCCCTGGCAATCATGGCTTCTGGCGTTTGAATCTTTCCAGACAGCATCTCTGTTTTCAGAACAATCTCGCCTCTCGGGTTTGCAACCTCTGCATTCAAAACCTCAGAGCGCTCTTTCGGCAACTCAAAAACAGTCTTGGGAGAAATCACCTTTGGACTGCGAATTGAGATTTGATTCAGTATCCGCAAAGATTCAGCAGAGCCTGTCTTGAAATAATCAGACATCGCTGTTGCAGCGGCCAGAGAGTCTTGATCTTCAAGTTCTTTCTTTGCCTTTTCATTGACATCCCAACGCTGACCAGCAACAGTACGAAGGTTGCTACGCACCTTTGCCTGGTCCTCAAAGTTGAGCGTGGACCATAGCGATGTCATTTTTCCAGCGTCATTCTTGTCAAGCTTTGACACAGCAGTCAGCGGGTCAGCAGAGAAGTCTGTGCTGGTGACATACTTTGAAACAGCATCGACGCGAAGCTTGGCAACGCCTTCTTCAAACTTCGCCATTGTCGAATTGATAAACGCTGCATCAGCTGTCGGCAGCAAAGACTTGAGCAGCGTGTCTCTGTATACGGAAATCAGATCTTTTTGCTTATTGATGTCTGGCTCTGTATCGTACAGCCTAGAGACAAAATCAAGCGTGGTAGGAACAGACTCGGCAAGCCTTGAGCGCAGCGCTGCATTCTGTACGCTCAACACTTTGTCATAGGCGCTTTTGAGAACCGTGTTTCCAGCAGCAGCCATCGACGCACGGAAGCGAACTGACTCCTCTGGATCGATCCCAGCAAGCAGCTTTGCAAAGCCATCAATCGGTCCGTTGATCTGCGTCCTGATCTCTTGAATGTCCAACAGTCTGCCAGCGTCAACTTCTGCCGCAGTTCTTGCCATTTTGCTTCTGGCATCATTTTCAAGTTCAAGCCGTAGCTGTGCTGATTGCGCTTGCAATGCAGCTTCACCGAAGATCGTTCCGCGCTTTGCAAACAACTCTGCTGGCTTTTTGCCAGTACCAAGCGCAACTTCGATCTGATCTTTTGTGACAGGGTTTTCAGCGCCATATTGCAGGCCTTGGCGCTTTGCTTCCTCTCCAGCTTCCTTGAACGCGAACTGTGAGATACGGTCAAGACTGGACTGAAGACCTTGTGTTTGGCGAATTTGCTCTTGCAAAGCAATAGGCTCTACATTCGGCAATCCAGGCAAGGATGCCAATCCAAGACCAACCGGCGTGTAGCGTTGAAGTTCAGCCATGATTACCCTCTTCCAAACGGGAATCTATCTTCAACTGGAGCAGGCGCTTGACCAAGCTTCCCATAACTAAACACCGTCATGCCAAGTTTTCCAGCAGCGCTCATCCAACCAGACTCGACTGCGGTGTCTGCCGCCTGCGTGTACTGATCGGCTTTCAACTCGCCAAGCTTTGCTGCAACAAGCCCCATGCGTCTGGTAGCGCCAGCGCCTTCAGTGGCATAGCCATACTCACGGCCACCGGCCTTCTCGCTCATGGTAGCCACAAGCGCAGCAGACCCCTCAAACGGCATCACGCCACCAGCGGCGGCTCTCGCTGATGCAGCGGCATTCGCCATGTTGATCCGGCGAAGAATGGCAGTGCCTTGCTGTTCGTACTGAATTGCCCTGCGCTCAGACTCCAAGCGCTGCGCCTCGGTCTGAATGCGAGTCATTGCCGCCTGCTGCTGCAACGCTGCCTGCCGCTGGTATCCTTCTCGGACAGAGCCTACGGCGCTGGCAATCGATGCAATGGACGCAATTGTCGAGAGTTCCATTATGTCCCCTGGTGCGTTGCTACTTTGTACTCCAGCCCAAGCAGCGTCATCTTGAGCGGGAGGTCTTGTTCAATCGTGATCTTGCTTTCTTGCGAGTAGCCGCGGATTCCGTTTAGCGTCTTGGTTCCGGTGTACTCAGGCACTGCGCTGTCAAGAATGTTGATCGTGTCAAAGGTGCGGAACGGTATCTCAATGCCATTGATTTTCATGTGCTGCGTTTCATAGACCAGCGCATTTACCTCGACAATCCGTTTCTTGAATCCAATTCGCGTTCCGGTTTGCAGCTTCAGATCGACAGGCATTGTCACGGCGCGCACCGTGTATTGCAGGCCGCATTCGTAGGATGATGCAGATGCCCGTGGGAATGTCACCGTTCCACCGCCAGGCACAACCTCATCCTCTTGCACAGCGCCATCCAGTACCAACTCGCAGGTCTTAGCAACCAGGTGCGACATTGATACGGTGGCCGCAGCACCGCCTGACTTAGCGCAGTCCGTAGATAGCGTGTCATCAAAATACTCGACATAGTATTGGGTCGTGCTGTTTACAGTGCGCTTGACCACAACATAGATAGTGCTGATGTCAATGCCGACATCAAGGAACTCGCCATCGGTAATGAACTGCGATGGCGCAATGATGTTCTGCACACGCAGCAGCGAGAAGACAGCCATAGAGCCGTCATCGCCGTTTGTAATCAGCAGCAGATCGTTCTCGTCCGTGTTCACCGATCGACGCAGCGCCATGCGCTTTGGGGTCTTCAGCAGGTGTCCAGCCAGCAGGCTGATCTTGCTGGTGACATAGGTCAGCTGCGTGTCCGTGTATGCGAACTCGTTCAGACTCTTGCCCTGGCGCTGGATGAATAGCGTCCCGGACTCGAGCGTCTGTACCCGCGCGCCTTCCTTGGCCCCGTTTCGCGTTGCCGTCTTGATGAAGAAGTTGGTCGGGGTGATCGGATCAAGGCCAGACTGCGGCACATAGAACTCGCCGCCAGAAGTGAACACCTGCAAGTCGCGGCCAGACAAGATGTCCACAATCGCGCTGTAATTGTTGGTGTCCAGCGTGGCCTCGACGCTATCGTCATCCAACCCTTCGTCAGGATCGAATTCAAAGAACAGGCCAACCTTGCTGCCCCAAACTGTGGATGGCCGAGACTTGCTGCCACCGAAGTACAGCCGTCCTTCATGGAAGGTGACGCTGCGCGGCCAGCCTTTGGTCGATGACCAGACAGCTTCGTAGCCAGACTCATAGGTCCAAGAACCACTGGCAACTGCGGAGGTACTGAAGAACGGGAACTCCGTCACAGCGCTGACCACCGTGCCGCTGGTGTATGCCACGATCCTGGCGCGCCCCTGCGGCTGGGCTGTCACATACTGGCCTACAGAGCCAGCGGTAAAGACAGAACTGGAAGCAGTCAGCGTGATGTTGCCGCTTACCGCGCTGGGCGTTAGCGTCCCGGCTGGAGTCGATGAGGCCGGGGTAAAGGCATACTTTGGAATGCTGACAAAGGAAATCGCGCTTGCCGTCCAGGTAGCGTCAGTACCACCACGCACGATCTTGACAGGAGCCAGGTCAGGATGCACCAAAATCAGCGTATCAGCGCTTTGCGTCCAGCAGATGCTGTTGAGCATTGCCCCAGTAACGCCAACGCCTGAGAGGTCCAAATAATCATTCCCAGATGCGTTTATGTTAGTGATCACTGACCCAGCCTTGATGACAACGGCTCGATTGTGAGTAAGCACTAACATATACGAATCGGTAGTACTAAACTCAAACGGGATCAGTCGCACCCCGTTTGCTGCCGAGGTGGTGCTGCTGTTTGGCAGGCTGGTCAGGTAGCGCAGTCCGGCGCGGCGGCGAATCCCGCCCTGTGGCTGGCAGACCACATTGGTGGCCTCCTCCAGCGCATTAGCATAAGCCGCCAGGTCAACCCTAGACCGCAGCAACGGGTCAAGTTCACCACTGCCAAAGTTGGTCTGGATTGAAACGAAGCGAGTCATTAGTACCTCACCGCAATGAGGCTGAAGTCATTGATGCTGTTGACCGGCTGGCCTGCGCCGTCGATCTGCATGGCGGTCCGCATATAGCCGCCACGGCCATTCTCTGCCGGTGGTCCAACAGCCACGCCCTGCCAATAGCTGGCCTTGTCACCCTGGTCGGTGATAGGCATGGCGAGATGCCAAGCCATCAGGTACTTGAGCAGCTGGACAAAGTAGACCGGCATGGAGTATTCCGGCACAGAGTACGGATAGTCAATCCAGACCGCCGTGTAGTCGGTCAGTATCTTGTCACCGAAAATGCGGTATTCCTTGCGCGGATAGTCACCAGGCGATGCACTGGTAAACAGCGCCCGTGGCGGTCCGATCTTGTCACCAGGCATTGCATATTCGTAGGTGTACTCGGTTTCTGGCGTGGTTACCAACTGGGCCAGAGCAACCTTCTTGAAACTGAAGGACCAAGGATAGATCAGCAGCGCCTGATCGCGGATATCTGCGTAAAGACGATCACAGGTATTGGCCTCGTCCGTTCCTTCATTGAACGAAGAGATCGGCTTTGCGCCGAGCATGATCAGCGCATCAGAACAGATCGAAAGGGCTGAATCACCTGCTGCCATTTGGCGCTCCCAGTACTTGTCTTGTCCATCCGCTCATTGAACGAATGTTGGTAGCTAACCCAGCAGAAATGTCTTTTTGAATTGCAGCATGCCATTCATCAAGATTTGATTTGCTTTTCCACGGAGCGCCACGCGGATTTGATGCACCAACCTTTGAGGCATCATGTTTAACTTGAGTATCGAAAAACTGCCCATCATCAGGAACCAGGTCAATTGGGCATCCGCAAAGGATCACCTCATCATAGCCAAGCAGGCTTGCAATACGGGCCGCTCCCCAGCCGGAAGTACCACGGACACCAGCAAGGCACGGCCAAACACAATCAATCGACTTCAGATCATCAGGCTTGATACTTGACTTGTACGGAGTGTGAATAACAACCTCGTCACCCCATTTTTCTCGGTGCAGTTTTTTCATCCTAACAGCATGTTCTGGATGATGCGTCACAGCATGTTTTGCCTTAACGATAGACACCGAAAACTTTACAGCAATCAAATCAGCGTTCGGCCTGATTTGCAACGCATAAGACAAGTCAGACGAAACGCAAGTGGCAGAGCCGACAACAAGGACGGCCCTGCCACCCCACTGCATTAGTCCGTATCCGTTGCAGTCACAGTCACGCCGTCAGTAATGTCAACAACAGTACCGCTGTTGGCATTAACATAGGCGGTAGACATCACCGGAGTGCCACCCGTTGCCGAGTAGCAGAAGATCAGATCGCCAACCTTGAGGATGGAAGCAATGCTATTGAAATACCCCGAAGCGCGGATGACCGACTGGGCATCAGTGCTGCTGTAGGTATAGATAGCCGGTGCATTGCCAGCCTTCGATTGACCACCAACGGCATTGAAGCCGGTTGCGGAAAAAGCCATGATTTATTGCTCCTTATCTCAGGTTTCGCGGCAGGTGATTTTGACGATACCTTCATCGTCGATGGCAATCGCACCAGCCGAAAACACTTCGTTAACCAGCCACGAAGTCTTTTCTGCAATGTAATTGATCTCGGTACGCATTCCAATGCCTTCACCGTAGCCAACAGCCATCTGATGGAAAGCAAAGCAAGAACGATCCAGCGAGCCATCAATAACCAAGCCACCCTCGGAACGATCGCCCAGCGTGTGGAAGGTGAAGCCCAGGAACGAATTGATATCGCCCTGCACCAGCGCCTTCACGCTGTTGAAGTCGCTAGAGGTAACAGAGGTTTCCGACAGCAGCGAAGCAAGACCGTTGCCGTGGATAATGATGTGACGGCCTTCCGGCGGCACATTGTTTTTATCCAGCAGACGCTTAGCTTCACGCAGCTTTGCCACATTGAGGTTGCTGTCTGTGCCGCCAATGTCATTGCTGACGGTCAGCGAGGTGGACGAAGCAGTCAACGCATCCAGAATCATCTGGTCTTGACGGCGGCCCATAGCGCCAGCAACAACTTGCACCAGTTCTTGGCGCTCGTCGAAGTTGACTTTGGCTTGGCTGAAAATGTCAGAGTACTCGGCAGCGTTGTAGTCGGACAGGGTACAGGTGACGGTGGAGAAAGCGACATTCAGCGGGGTGACATCGGTCTGCGGAACGCGGATCGTTGCTACGCCCTTGCCCACTTTCGGGAACTTCACAGTGCTGCCTTCAACCCCTCGACGCTGGCGAACCGCCGGAACCAGCATGGCCTTACCTTGGTAAGCCTGCTTGACTTCCGCATCGAAGAGAGTAACGAAGGCGTTCGAGAGAGACACGCTCATGGTATTACCTCATTCAAAAATTTAGGATTGGGTTCTCGCGCCGGTATGCCAAGAGTCTGGGCCGAATGCTTGTTGGTTACGCCAACCACGCGACAGCGCTTGCTGTAAGAAGGGCCAAAAATCCGGTATGCCTTGGGCTGGATCATACGCCCCCGGTTGTAGAAAGCAAGCGCTAACTTAAAAAAAACCCCCGGTGGATGGCCGGGGGAAAGGTGGCGACGAAAAACCTGACAAATAGCTTACTGGAAGCTGGCTGAGAACATCCGCTCCACTTTCTGACGGAATGCCGGATCGGTTTTGTACTTGGGATCGGCAACCATCTGGTACAACTCATCCTTGCTGGGAGCGCCAGACGGTGGCAGGGAGTTGGTTGGGATACGGGTTCCCTCGTAGGATTCCCGCAGCTTCATCAGCGC